TATGGTTATGAAAAAACTTATTTAGAAACTATAGAGAAGTTAAACAAACCACGTGATCTTGGTTCATTGCAACGGCTTGCTAAAAAAATCTGGGCTGAATTTTATCATGGAAGTAGAAAACTTCCTGAGATTAGATTTGGCCCAGGCACATTAGAGCTGGGTTATCCATTAAGCTATACCATGGGATATAGTTTGATAGAACTATGCCCTGGTCAACGAAATGTTGTAACATTAGTTCATGAATTGGTTCATGCCATTGGGCCCAGTCAACATGGTGCAAACTTTGCACAGTTATATTATAAAGTATTGGAAAAATATTTACCTGTGGCGATACGCGAAAAAGTATATCAATATTTGGTCAAAGAACATTCTCAATTAATGAGAAAAGTTTACCACAAATAAGTTATCCAATTTTTTTAATGTAGTATCCACCGCCAGTATATTCTTTTGGCAGTTGACGATATGGTATAGTATGTCTGGCACCATCGTTAGATTTGACGGTTAATGCATACTCTAACTGATTACGGTTGATATGATTGATAGCCGATCCTGACCAACCAGTCACTGTTCCTGTGCCAGCTGGAATTTGATTGTATCCCCACTCAACAATATCACCTTTGACAATTCTGGGTAGGTCAGCAATTTGTTCCAGCAAGTCTGAAAACGGTATAAGGATGTCAGCATTCATAATATTATTTATATCAAAACAAAAGCCCCATTGCTGGGGCTTCTGTATTTGCTTTGCTTTTACTTCTTGGGTTTAACTTTTCGATTAAGAGAAAGTTAAGTTTGATACTGCAATTTCACCCAAATAGTCGCCGGCATTACCTAGAGACGATGCAGTGTTTGTCAATTCGACATAACCGTAACGTGTCATAAAGCCAACAACTGGTTCAAACGTAGCTGGGTCAAGCACAACGCCACTGCTCATCAACGGAATGTATGGGCAATAGAACGCGGCTGCATCTGCTTCGCTGGAACCTTTGTAACCAACTAGAACTGCTTGTGAATCACTTGCGTATGAGTCAACATACACTTTCATGCTACCATTCAATGTACCTACAAACTTGGTGTTTGTTGGGGCTTCGAATGTGCCTTCAGTTGTACGAGCAAATGCGCTTGTAGTTGCACTTTGTAGCACTGTCAATGCTGTTGAGCTAACAACAGCCCAGTTACCAGCACCACGACGTGTACGCTGAGCAATTTTATTTGCTACACGATTGATAAGAACGGCCAATGCGGCATGTTCGTCACCAACGAATGTTGCAGTACCACTAACAGCGGCTTGGTTGAAAGTTTCTTCAGTTGCTGCCAAGCTACGTAGGCTTCCAAGAACTTCTTGGTCGATTTCAACCGTAATTTCTTGTGCCAAAGCGGCCATAATTTCTGCTTCTACATCTAAGCCGTGCATTGATTGTGCATCTTGTGCGGCCTCAAACGTCCAACGAGCTGACAACTTACGTGTACGAGCTTCGACAGTCTGTTTTAGGATTTGCACGTTGATCTTACGACCAGGTGAACCTTCAAGAGTACTTGTTGCATCTGCTTTACCAGTACCAAGGGCACCAGAATAAGCTACAGCAATTTTAAATGGGCTTAGTGCTTCATCACCGGCTGTTGTGTTGGTGTCGAAACCACTAGTATCATCAGTTGTCTCTGCATAACGTACACGCAGAGTGTGAATTTGTGCTACTGGACCAGTCATTGGTTGTACACCAACGATTTCGTTTGCAATAACTGTTGGCATTACACGGCGAATCACTGGAAGAATAACGCGATTCAATGTTGCTACGTTGCCTACGGCAGTAGCACCACTTGTTGCGGTTTCTGTCAAGTGCCTACGGGTGTTTTCCAACATTACAGACATACTTGTGCGGCGTGAACCATTAAGACCTTCTAACAGGGCCTCTTTCGTTTCACCCCAACGACTTTCTAAGAGTACTTGTGACATTTTAACTTCTCCTTGTTTAACTACTTTTACTTCAGCCCTGCTAGACGACGTAGATCGATGACATTATTATCATATTGATCTGGTGCCGCCCGAACAGCTTTGTCGCCAGTTACTACTAGGCTTTCGCTCAACACTTGCTTGCTTACTGCAGGCTGTGCTGGCTTACCATTTGTTAGTACTGCTGGCAGATACTTATCGAATGCAGATTTCAGTTTCGGCGTCTGCACTCCTTCCAACAACTCGGTCATTACTTTGGCCTTGTCTTTGGTTAGTGTTCCTAATAATTCAGCAGTAATTTTCTGACGCTCTGCGATATCTCGCGCAACGCGAATTTCTGCTTCTTTGCTTTCTACTAACCTGGTCTTTTCGGCAACTTGCTTTTTACTCTCTGAAATGATGGCTTCTTTATCAGCAACAACTTTTTGTAGTTTACTGATTTCTGCGTTTTCATTTAAGTGAGTTACTGCAAATTCTCCAGCAAAGGCTTCAAAGAGTCTGCGACCAAACATATTTTCGCGAGCTTCTTTAATATCCTTCTTGAACTGTGTTAGTTCGGTTTTTAGATTCTTGATTACTGATTCTTTAACAATAGCCGCACTTTGAGTCACAAATTTCTTTTGTAGTGATTCCAGTGTAGATTGTGCTGTGGTTAACAAACGGACCTTGGTTTCAGCTAAATCCTTCTTGTCGGTAGCAAACTCCTGAATTTCTTCAGCCAACGCTTTGATAACAAAACGGTCTAACTTGGCCATGGCCAAGTTTTGTGCTTTGCGATCTGAGCGCAGTTCCTGAATTTCTTCAGAAAGTTTGGTAGTTAAGAATGAATTAAACTTACGCCCAGTGTTTAATGCGTGTTTCTTAAAAGCTACACGATCTTCCACCAGTTTACGTTTATCATCAGCAAATTCTTTTAGTTCTTGCGTCAGAGTTTCAGTTACCATTTTGTCTAAAGCTTCAACCATTACAGACTTATCGTGCTCGTAGTTTCTAGCAAACTCTTCACGTAGTTCGGCACGTACTTGGTCACGGGTTTCAACTAATTTAGCTTCCCATGCTTCAGCGATTGCTTGCTTTGTGTCTTCGTTCACTATACCACTATCGATCAGAGGTTTGATAGCTTCTAGCATTTGGATCTCCTTATATTTTCAAGTCTTTGATGAGTCTCAACACTGAGGCTCGCAAATACTTTTGGACTTTTGGATCGGCACCTGCATCTTGCGATGCTTCGAATACCCTGTGCCCATAACGCATATTCATCAACCCTTCAAAAACTGGCTGGGGATATGCATTTGGAGCACTAGGTTGTGCAACGATATCAACTGTTACTATTTCAAAATTACGAACTTTACCGGTACTGTCGTCAACTTCACCACTACCACGTGAACTTACTCCTAGTTTTACACCACTGTCTAACATGGTGTGAACTATTTTACCCATTGGAGTTGGAATGATTTTCATCTTGCCAAATCCGTTAGGACCATCCATCCACATTTTAGTAATGACGTGACTAACCCGATCTAGGTTAATTTTAAGATCAGCAGGGTGATCTACTTCACCCAATACACTGTGACCTTTTTTAATTTGTTCATTAATTAAATCAACTGCGGCTGCTATCTCTTCCACGGGATATACCCGCTTGTTGGCATTTTCGACCGCAGCCTGAATAAAAATACCTTTGAGATAAAGATCCTTTCCATCGCCAGTGCCCTCCGACTCTGTTACGAGCTGGGCTTGGTCGAAGGAAAGGTGTTCTCTAAGTAATATAGGCATGCTGTGTCTTTATTACTTGGCTACAATGCTTTTATCATTGACACCACTGGCTTGGGTCGCTGTTGGCTTTGTTGCCGAGGACAACGACTTTTTTCCGCCTGCTGTGTTTTGCACTTTACCAATTAGATCTTTTGGCTTATCTGCACTTGGTGCTGATGTACCATCTGGTGCTGGATTGGATCCGCCACGTGCGATGTTTTTGTTGCTACCGCCCATGTCGTTCTTACCGGCAACTATGCTTTTGGTATTAACACTAGCTACTTTACCTGCATTTGCTACGCCTTGACCTTCTGCTGTTTTGTTGATTTCAGCAACAGTCTCAACGTATTCACGCATAAGTTCTGCGGCAGTTCTTGGATGTCTAGATTTAACTTCAGTCATCTTGGACTCTGCTACAACTTCTTCTGCATCATCTTCTCGCTCTATTGAACACAACGCTCAATTAGAGACTTTGCCAAGGAGCAATGGAGCGCAAGATTTGCACGAATACGAAA